TGTTGATAACCTAATAATCTTGTCATAAACCATTCAGTACTTGCTTGGTAAAGAAGTCTATCAATCTTAGGCATATTAGGAGATCTTGATTCTAAGCCATCTTTTTCTGTAGGACAGAATAATTCTTCTAGTGAAAAAGTTTTTAACATGTCATAGTTAAATATCATAAACTCTGGATCAATATTATGTAGTTTAGTTGGTGAAATAGGTATTTGTAAAATTCTGTAAAAGTCTTTGAATCTTGGATGTTTTCTAAAGACTCTTTTATGAGATAAGAAAGAAACAGACCCCGCAAAGAATTCTTCATTAGGAAAATTATTAGACCATTTACCGTTTATTATATTGTTGCCACCTAGCCAAACTATTCTTTTATGTAGTCCACCTTTATCTTTCCAATGATCTAGTAAGTGACACATACATTTGGCTAAGTCTGATTTTCTCCAAAAAGATTCATATATTTTAACATTTGGAAAGTTATCTACTATCCATTCAATCGGAGCTTCATCCCAATCTTTATTATTTACATATAGATGTATTCTAACTTCTTCTTTATCGGGCAGGAGTGATGCTAAAGTAAACATACTCCATACTTTTTTATAGGGGTGTACTATTTCAATCATTTTTTATCTTTTTAAATTCCCAAAAGTTATCTACATATGCCTGTAGTCTTTCTTCCGCATCTTCATCAAATTCAAATATTACTCCAGAGTTTCTTGCTGAGAGTATTTTACAAAGTGCAAGGTACGATTGTCTGTTTGATACTGTATCATAAAAACTTTCGTAAGTTAATAAATTTTTCTCTCGTGCTTCTTTAGGAAAGCTAACAAGAGAAAGTCTTTTTCTGAGAAGGAGTGCAATTAATCCCATCTCACTATTTGGAGCAGTCGCTACTTCTTTACAATTAAGTAGTAGTTCATACCCACCTTCTTTTTTGTTTAGTACATTTTCTGCACCAAATCTTCTTTTTAAATCGGCAATATAAACATGAGCAGTAATTGGATGAGGTTTTATTACATATCCTTCATCTACTAATTTCTTTACTCGTCTATAATCAATTACAGTTCCTTTACATAATAAATTACTACCTGGTAAGAAAATTACTTTATCATAAAATTCTGTATTCCATTGTAAATTATATTTATTCTGTAGTCCATTTACTATTTTTTCGATTCTTTCTTCATCAATCTTTATGTCTGAATTAGCAATCGCTTTAAATAATTTGGTGTTAATTTTTATAGAATTAACTCTACAGTATATTCCTTTACCTAAAAAATCTGTATATAACCATTTTCTAATACTATGTAGTTCATTAGTATTAAACCATAAATCATATTCCCAGGCAACTCCTTCACTAGTGTCAAGAACAAGTTTCTCTTTTAATTTAGCTAATCCATCTAAGTCATCTTTAGGTCTTGTACAAGAGCCTGACTTCATGAAGTGAGTTGGTATATCTCCCAATGACTCATTTATAGTCATTGCTACCAGTTTATTTTTCTTAACTGGCTTCTGCTTTGTTCTCATTTCTTAGCTTGAAAATTTCTTTTTCTAGGTTTTTTATTCTTTCTTCTGTTTCACCAATATGGTCAAAGACGGCTGCCATCATTGACTCTAATTTTTTATTAAGATAGTTTGGTGTAATATCTTCTTGTTCTGCTTTCATCATATTAAGAATCGCTCCATTGTGAGCCATCCCAATAAGATAATCCAAAGTCTGCTAGACTCGCAACTTCGGTATCAAAAATTGTACCTGCTTGGGAGGCGGTTATTCTTTCAAATACTGTTGTTGTCGTATCGAAAGTTGTTGTTGTTAAGTGGTCAGTTGTTCTGTTTGTTTCTGTTGCTCTAGTTGTGGAGATAGTAGTTGTTGTTGTTCTATCTGTTCCAAAAGTAGTAGTCCTAGTTGTTTCAAAAGTGGTTGTAGTTCCAAATGTAGTTGTTCTACTTGTTTGAGTAGATTGACTTGTTTCAAAAGTACTTGTTGTTGTTCTGCTTGAACCAGTTGTTCTACTAGAGGCTGTGCTTCTATCTGTATCAAATGCTGTTGTTGTTTCTCTGCTTGAAGCTGTTGATCTAGTTGTAACTGTTCCCTGTGAAGTCTCAAACGTTGTGGTTGTAGCTCTACTTGAAGCTGTTGACCTAGCTGTATTAAATGTTGTTGTTGTAGAGTGAGATGTTCCAGTAGTTCTAGAAGATGCTCTCGAAGTAATATAAGCAGTTTCGTAAGCTGTAGATTGACTAGTGTTTGTACTTCTACTTGTGTTTGTAGTTTGTGTAGTATTCGTACCTCTTGCAGTATTCGTACTTCTTGCAGTAATATATGAACTAATAGTAGCGAATGTTGTATTATCAATATATGCTGTACTAGTAGCAAATGTAGTTGCTGTATTTGTAGCCTGAGTAGTATTAGTACTTCTACTTGTGTTTGTAGCTTGAGTAGTATTCGTACTTCTGCTTGTTCCAAATGATGTATTATTTGTAAACGCTGTATTATTTGTAAAGCCAGTACTTCTACTTGTGTTTGTGGCTTGAGAAGTATTTGTACTTCTACTTGTACCAAATGCTGTATTATCAATATAGGCTGTTACTGTATTAGTATTTCTAGCTGTATTTGTAGCCTGAGTAGTATTAGTACTTCTTGATGTGTTTGTAGCTTGAGTAGTATTCGTACTTCTACTCGTACCAAACGCTGTATTATCAATATACGCTGTAGTTCTAGAAGTGTTTGTATTTCTACTCGTACCAAACGCTGTATTATCAATATACGCTGTTATTCTACTAGTATTAGTATTTCTAGAGGTATTATTTGTAAATCCTGTACCTCTAGAAGTATTAGTATTTCTAGAGGTATTATTTGTAAATCCTGTGCTATTTGTAAATCCTGTAGCTCTACTTGTATTATTTGTAAATCCTGTAGAGTTTGTAAAGCCAGTACTTCTTGAACCTGCTGTATTGTTTGTAAAGCCAGTTGACCTTGATGTATTATTAGATGCAGTATAGAATTGTGTTCCACCTTCTGGGTCAAAGTTATAATCAATGTATACAGTTATGTAAATAGTAGTTCTAGAAGTGTTTGTTGAAACGGCAATTGCTGTGTTTCTGGAAGTGTTCGTATTTCTAGCAGTGTTGGTTGCAAAAGCGGTGTTTCTAGCAGTATTAGTATTTCTAGCTGTATTTGTAGCAAAACTTGTAGAGTTTGTAAACGCTGTATTTCTTGCAGTATTTGTAGCAAAACTTGTAGAGTTAGTAAATCCTGTACTTCTACTTGTATTTGTTGCCTGCGTAGTATTATACGCAGTAGAGTTTGTAAAAGCGGTGTTTCTACTTGTGTTTGTTGCTTGTGTAGTAGTATAAGCTGTTATAGTAGCAAATGTTGTATTGTCAATATAAGCTGTTGTAGTAGCAAATGTTGTGTTATCAATATATGCTGTTGACGTATTAGTATTTCTAGAAGTATTGGTTGCCTGCGTAGTAGTATAAGCTGTTATAGTAGCAAATGTTGTATTGTCAATATATGCAGTATCTCTAGCTGTGTTAGTACTTCTTGCTGTATTTGTTGATTGTGTAGTAGCATACGCTGTTATAGTAGCAAATGATGTATTATCAATATATGCTGTTGTTGTTGCAAATGTAGTAGTAGTACCAGTTGTTTGTGTTGTGTTCGTGCTTCTAGACGTATTTGTTGCTTGTGTAGTATTTGTGCTTACTGTTGTTCCAACTGCTGTATTATCAGTATACGCTGTCGATGTAATAAATGTTGTTGTATCTTCGTAAGCAGTTGTTGTTGCAAAAGATGTGTTTCTGCTAGTACCTATTGTTGTATCAAAAGATGTTATGTATGCAGTTGTAGTATTAAATGCTGTAGTTGTACTTTTACTTGTATTAAATGTTGTAGTTGTAGTAAAGGCCGTTGTAGTCGACTGCGAAGTATTAAATGTTGTTGTTGTATTAAATGTCGTAGTTGTAGTATACGCTGTCGTCGTACCTTGTGAAGTTGTAAAAGTAGTTGTAGTTGTAAACGCTGTAGTTGTATTAAAAGCAGTTGTAGTACTAGTTGTTGTATTGAATACTGTTGTTGTTGCAAATGTAGTTGTTCTACTTGTGTCTGTTGTTCTGCTAGTGTCGAAAGTTGTACTTCTACTTGTATCAAAAGTTGTTGTAGTATTGTAGTCGGTATCAAAAGTAGTAGTCGTATTGAATACTGTATTTTGTACACCTGATATAGTACTAGTAGTTGTAGCAGTCTGTCTTGTAGTCGAGTGCGTAGCAGTAAACGGCCCAGCTAAAGTTCCGCCATCATTGACGTAAACTTCGTTGACACGACGAATTGTTCCACTGTCGTTGACAGCGATAAATCGAACAGTCCGTAGTGTGCCGGAATCGTTTACAAATATTGCCATGTCTTAACTCGAGTATACGAAAAAGATGTGGCCGCTTGACGTACTTCCTACTCCTGTTGGAGCAGTCGTAGTAATTGTGTGCGGTAATCTAGCTGAAGGCACTGTGCCTGATGTAATCTTGGCTGCTGCGATACCTGCACCTTGAAAGTTTGCGCTGGAATCTACGGCTTGAACACCATCAATTTTTATTCCTGCGTCTTCGATATTAAAATCTAATTTTTGTCCCATTTTATACCTCTATTGTTGTTCTTATATATTTATAAGCCATTGTATCACCACTTGCTGGTGTTACTCTTAATCTTACATTACCACTACTTATATCTGCATCAAATGTTGCTTGTGCACCATTATCAAATATAGAAGCGTACTGCGTTAAATAAACTGTTGTTCCGTCATGGAAAAGTGTTATTTCTAGTGATTGATAATCACTGTCTGTTGAATTTGTTATCTGTACTAAATATTTAGCAGTTCTAAATGTAGCTGCTGTAAAACTATCTAGTGTAAATACTGTTGTTGCTGTAGAACTTCCTGTGCCTACATCCATACCAGCTACTTCATCTATGTGAAGTTTTTGTGGTGGTGCTGAATCTTGGATACCTAAGTTACCATTTACATTTGTTGTATCGGCACCATCTCCAAGTGTAACTGCTCCAGAGAATGTAATATTCCCTGTCATGTTTTTACCGCCAAGTGCTGCACTTGATAATTGTGTAGTTGTTACAGAGTTATTTGCAATCTCACTTGACCCAACAGCGTTTGCTGCTATTTTAGCTGCTGTTATTGCATTAGCATTTATTTTTGCAGTCGTTACTTGTAAAGCTCCTAAATGAATTGTATCTATTGATCCAGTCTTTAATTCTGCGCTGTCTACTGCATTGGCTGCTATCTCTGCTGAGCCTACTGCGTCAGTAGCTATTAAGTCTGCGGTAATTAATCCTGAGGATATCATACCTACATTGTTAATTGCATTGTCTGCCATCTTAGCTGCTGTTACTGAATCAGCGGCAAGATGTATTGTATCAATACTACCACTTACTAATTCTGATGAATCTACCGAGTTAGCCGCTAATTCTGAAGAACCTATTGCTCCTACAGTAATTGATTCTGCTGTTACTGAATTACTTGCTATCTTAGCTGCTGTAACAGCATTATCAGCTATCTTAGCTGTTGTTACATTAGCATTTGCAATATGTGCTGTATCAATACTGCCGTCTACATAATGTTCTGAATTTATAGAATCATCTGCAATTTTTGTTCCATCTATTGCGTCATCTGCAATATTACCAGTAGCAATAGTATTAGCTGCTATATCTCCTGATACAATAGTTCCATTAGATATTAAGTCTGATGTAATTAAACCGCTTGATATAAATGCTACACTATTAATAGCGTTATCACCTATTTTAGCTGATGTTACTGCATCACTTGCTAGTTGAGCTGCTCCTACTTGTCCATCATCAATATGTTTTGTTAAGATACTGTTCTGAGCTATCTTAGTTCCATCTACCGCGTTATCTGCTATGTTGGATGTTGCTATTGTGTTGGCTGCTATTTCAGCTGTTGTAACACTTCCTGCTACAATCTTACTTGCATTAACAGTATTGTTTGCTATTGCAGAAGCTGTTCCTGTTAAGTTACCTGTTACGTTTCCTTCTATGTCTGCTACTAGTACACCTTTTGTATAACCTGTTCCACTTGTGTTTACTGTTGTGGTTGGCTGTACTTGTAAATCTTTGAATATTTGCCACTTACCAGAGTTATCTGCGTTTCTAAATATACCTGAGTATTTGTCTGTACCACTAGTATCATATAATCCATAGAAACCTATATCAACTGCATCTGAACTTCCGTTGCCAGTTGCCATTGAGATAAGAGAATCTCCAGTTGTAATTGTTGTAGCTGAAGCTGCGAATGAGGTTCCTGATACTGTCACGTTTCCTGAGAAAGTAACATTACCTGACATTGTCTGTCCACTCAACGCATCTGATTTAAGTTCTGCTACTGATACAGCATTTGCTGCGATATGTGAAGCATTAATACTATTATTCTGTATATTTGTGCTAACAATAGAGTTTACTGCGAGTTTTGCATTTGTTACTTGGTCATCTCCAATATGTATTGTGTCTATTGAGCCTGATACTAGTTCTGCTGTATCTACTGAGTTTGCACCTAATTGAGTGCTAGTGATACTCCCGTCAGCAATCTTAGCCGCAGTAACTGCGTTATCTGCTATCTTTGCTGTGGTTACATTAGCATTTAATATTTTTGCTGTTATAACTGAGTCAGAAGCTAGGTGTATGGCATCTATAGAGCCACTTACTAGTTCTGCTGTATCTACAGAGTTTGCAGCAAGTTGATCTGCTGTAATCTGTGCATCGTCTATGTGTCTTGTTAAAATACTATTAGAAGCAATCTTTGTACCGTCTACTGCGTTGTCTGCTATGTTACCTGTTGCTATAGTATTATCTGCTATATCTCCTGATACAATAGTACCATCTGCGATATGGTCTGAAGCAATTACTCCAGAAGGTAGCTTAGCTGCTGTAATAGCATTATCTGCTATTTTACCAGTTGTCACATTACTATTAGCTATTTTAGCTGTTGTAACTTGTGAAGCTCCTATATGTATAGTATCTATACTACCTGTTATTAGTTCTGCACTATCTACAGAGTTAGCCGCTAATAAATCTGCGGTAACAGTACCAGCTGGTATTTGAGTAGCCGTGACCGAGTTATTTGCTATTTCACTACTTCCTACTGAATTTACTGCAATTTTTGCACTTGTTACTGAGTTAGCGGCTAGTTTAGCTGCTGTTACTTGTAAAGCCCCTAAATGTATTGTATCTATTGAACCTGTTTTTAATTCTGATGAATCTACTGCATTTGCTGATATTTCTGCGTTTGCTATAGCGTTAGCAGCTACGTGTCTTGCTACTATTGAATCTGTTGCTATTTCAGCTCCTGTTACATTGTTTGCAGCTATCTTAGATGTTATTACTTGTGCAGTAGCAATGTGAGAAGAGTCTATACTTCCGTCTATTAGCTGAAGACTATCAACTGAATTAGTTGCTAGTGCAGCTGTGTCTATTGAGTTATCTGCAACTCCTGTTACTGCTGACTGCTGTAGTTGAGCTGCTGCAATAGCATTAGTTGATATTTCACTAGTTCCTACTGCGTTTGCTGCTATTTCACTACTTCCTACTGCGTTTGCTGCTATTTCACTTGCTGTAATTGAATTACTTACTATTTCAGTAGTACCTACTGCATTCGCCTCAAGTGAGGAGACTAATGCATTACTTTTTCCTATGAGTGACATATTATGTTTGCTCCAAATATGAGAGTACGCAGTCGATTGAATTTGCTACATTACTCTGTACCTTGATTATATCCCCAGCTTCTAAAACAACTTTTGCATCTCCACCAATAACTACTTGTGTAGAATTACTTGGTATTGGAGTGTTATGCATTAAAGCTACGTGAGTACTTGAACTTGCGTCAAAAAACTCTACTGTTGCTTCAATTTGTCCACCACTTTGATTACAAATGTAACACCCAATAATTGTAGATGTTGTACTACCTGGGCAAGTATAGACACTCGTTAACGAGGTTCCTACACTAGCTTGTGATGCTGATTTAAATGCTGATGCCATAATCTTATCCTAATGCTATGCTCAGTGCCAATGCTTCTGCTTCTGATATTCCTGCAGAAGTCAAAGTAACAATTTCACCTGAGCTGTTCTTTGTGTAAATTGTTTTGTCAGAAACATTCATAGCAAGTTCATGCGTTTGCAAATCACTTGTTTGAGGTACACTGCCTGCTGTTTCTGATCTTTTAATTTTAATTACATGGGACATTTCTTAGAATGTTCCTCCGTCTAGTGTATTTGACCATGCGACTGTTCCGTTTGCTCCTACTTGAAGCATTTGACCTACTGAATTAGTAGAGTCATAAGTACCAATATTTAATGTTGTAAATTGATTACCACCATTTGCTCCGAAAATCATTTGACCTTCAGCAATAGCGTTGTCTAAACCTTTAATTTGTAAAGTATCTGATGCTATTTCTATAGAAGTATTGTCTACATTAACTGAAAGAGTATTACCTGATTTACCAAGTCCTGCTCCTGCTGTTACACTACCAGCTCCTGAGAACTGAGTAAAGGTTAATGCATCAGTACCAAGAGTTGCTGAACCAGTAACGTTTGAAAGAACGAAACCTGCGTCTGCATTAGTAGAACCTTCTTCAATAAAAGTAAATAGTCCTCCAGTTACATCAGCACTTGAATCTGCGTCTAGCGCTCTTGTTAACACTGCTGCGTTTGAACCATCACCGACTGTACTTACAAAGTAAACACCATTCTGTGTTCCTGTTGATTGATTTTTAACAAGTACTCTATCATTAAGTATTAAAGTAACACCGTCTACTGATATAGCTCCATTTGAGCCATATGTTAGAGTTGCCCCTACACCACCAGTACCATTATTATACGTTCCTGAAATAGCGGCTTCTGTTGCTACTCTACAAGAATCTTTAATATCTAGTGCTTGTTTTACGCTGTCTACGTATGCTTTGGTTGAGGCATCTGTTGCTTGGGTAGGAGTACCAATATTAGTAATCCTGTTTGCACCCATGTCAATTGTTTGTGAGCCTGCAACTGTAAGTCCACCATCAAAGTCTACTGATGGGGTAAATGTTGTAGTACCAGCAACTGTTATAGTATCGCTACTTGCGTTACCAATATTTACTGCTCCATTAAGAGTTGTGCCACCTGTGACTTCTAAATCGCCACTTGCAGTTACATCTGTACCACTTATAGTACCTGCGGCTACTATATTACCTGAGCTCGCATTTACTGTGAATTTGTCAGTAGCAATTGCTAAGTTGCCAGTCATGTTTACGCCCGCTAGCGAACTTAATCCTACGACTGATAGAGCACTGCCTACTGTTGTTGATTCACTTCCGTTAGTAGTAACAAATTTTAGATATGAGGTTCCGCCCTGGTTTATATCTAATGCTGCTGCATTGTTATCTAATAGTGTGAGTGAATTTGCTTGACCTGAAAGGTCTAATGTACCACCATGAGTAATAACTAAATTGCCTGTTGGCGCTATTGTTAAATTACCTGAAGCTGTACTAAGAGTATTGCTAGATCCTGTAATTACAATATTACCAGTTTTTAATTGGTCAATTTTGCTACTACTGTCAACTACTACAGCTGAACTTGCTGTCAGCGTACCAGCTGTATGGTCGAGCATTTCGACATACAAGTCCCCGCCTATTGTTGTTACCGCCGAGGTGCTTGGATGCCCTACAAATAGTTTCTTTGAATTTGATGAATACGCTAATTCACCAGCACCGAGGGAAGAGGGAGCGGCGGAACTCGCACTTCTTTTGATTTTAATGGTTTGTGCCATGTTTCTGTCCTAAATGAGCTTAAAAAGCCCCTGCGTCTATAGTGTCCGAGTCTGTTGAGTCGTTGCCTATCATTATAGGAACAAAACTATATACGCCCGAAGACGTTTCTCTATAGATCTTTAACTGATTGTCATCAGTGTCATAAAATAAATCTCCTTCCGCTAAGTTTGCTGTACTAGAGGCTGGAGAGGATGTTTGTACGAAAAATTGGTTAGCTAAAAAGTTAAGGGCTCCTTCGACAGTGGATTGACTAGAAAGTGTCCCTACCGGATTGTCGAATGTGAGTGAGCCTGCATCTGTTGCACTGGCGGCTACAGCGCTAGAAACCGTTAATGTAGTGGTCTGTGCTGTTGCGCTTAAACTTGTAGTTTGAGGAGTAATCGTGACTGTAAGTGCCATTATCTTGTAACTTCTGCTGTAACTCTTGCTACGCCTTGGATGAGTCTGGTAATACTGTTTGCACTACTGTTAAATAGTTCTAAATCATAATAGTATTTTCCTGACGCTACGTTCCGTGTTAATGCATATCCTAAACTCATTGTTAATTTACCTTGTGCGGCATTTGTAACTGTACAAGAAAAGGTTGCTGTAAGAGTACTAGATGTTGGCGTGGGTCTTAGTTGTGCAGACGCAGTGTGACTACTCAGATTAACTGGGTTGCCGTTTTGCGCTACTACTAATTCTATGGAAAAGTCAGACCCCTGGTCTATGACTATATCATAATTTCCTGCTGCCATAATTGTACTCCTATAAATAGAATTATATCAAAAATATGGGGTGTTGTCAAGAACTATTTTTAAGAGGGGGTATGTTTTAAGTTAAAATAAGGTATGATACTTAACTTGGTTTGGTTGGCCAAGTAATATTATCTATATCTGTAACGCTAGATTGAGCTGTAGGCATATCTCTTAGTGTTTGCCTGTAAGTTACCCACTCTGTTTTTTTAGAAGCACTTAAAGGAGAATCTGACATTTGTGTCCAATCTGATTCAGATAATAGAGTATTTCTTTTTCTTCTTACCTCTGGTAAAATGTCCGCGGTATATGATGTAACAACGCCGTCTACGATTTTTTGCGTTGCTCTATCGTAATGTCCTTGAATAATCCCTTCACCACTTTCAAGTAATATATCTGATAAATCTGTAAGATGGGTGCTACTACCTTGTGTAGTTATTAATCCTGTACTAATGTTGTATATGCTGTATTTCATTTTTCTTCCTATTGTGTATTATCTACATCTATATATATTGCTTGATATGTGCTGTTGAATATAGAGCCACTATTATTCCACTTAACTCTCCAATATACAGTTTCTTGTGACGAACTCATTCCACTGAGAGTTCCTTGCCAAACAAACACATAGCTTCTAAATGTACCTGCATCAGCGTTCATTGCAGGACTTAAAGCAGTCCAAGTAGTTCCATTGAAACTATATTGTATAGTTCCATTTCTTACATCACCTAATACAGCACTGTATATAACTTGATAACCTGCACCATTTCTAACATTGTTTAATGTAGTATTCATATAAACAGCTTCAGTGCTATTAACAGTAGAGCCAGGATATAGTCCATTCCATTGGTTATTTTCGGCTGTTACTCTAAGAGGTACAGTTCCTCCCGTTTGGTTAATAATGTCAGCACTTGCATTGGCAAAATGTTTGACATTCAAAGTATCTACATCAATTTTTTCTGAACGAATAGCAGATATCTGTGCTGCTCCTACAGCATTCGCTGCTATAGTTAAAGTAGTAATCTGATTTGCTGCAATAGTAGCTGTAGTAATTTGATTCGCCGCTATCTTAGCCGTGTTAATAGCATTAGCTGCTATTTCTGACTCTCCAACATTACCTGCTCTTATTTTTGCTGATGTGATAGCATTAGCTGCTATTTGTGCATTACTAATTGTTCCTGATAATTTACCTGTACCGACTGCTGTAATCATAGCGTCATCTACACTGCCTGACTTTATTTCTGCTGAATCAATAGCATTAGCAGCAATCATGGCATTAGTAATATCTCCATTACCTACACTAATTTTTGCAAAAGCAATATCTCCTGTACCAATAGCTATTTTTGCTATGTCTATAGAACCTGTACCAATAGCTATTTTTGCTATATCAATATCTCCAGTTCCGATAGCTATTTTTGCTATATCAATATCTCCAGTTCCGATAGCTATTTTTGCTATGTCTATGGAGCCTGTTCCGATACTTATTTTTGCTATACCAATATCTCCTGTGCCAATAGCTATTTTTGCTATGTCTATAGAGCCTGTTCCGATACTTATTTTTGCTATGTCTATAGCTCCAGTCGCGCTTATTTCTGCGTTTGTTATACTGTTTGCTACAATTTTTGCTGCTGTGATTGAGTTAGCTGCAACATGGTCGCCGTTTACAGAATCATTTTGAATGACAAGACTAGTTACAGAGTTAATTGCTATTTGATTATTATTAATAGAGTTTGCTGCAATAACAATTGCATTTACTGAGTTTGCTTTTAATTGGTTTGACTCAATAGCATTTGCAGCTATAACAACTGCATTTACAGAATTTGCTGCTATCTCTGAATTACCTATTGCATTTGCTTGAATTATAGCTGCTGTTACTGAATTTGATTTTAGCTGTGCATTTTCTATAGAGTTAGCAGCTATACTATCTACGTTGATAGCATTACTGGCTACACTTGCATTTACTATGGCATTGGCAGCTACCCCTACTGTTGTTATAGCATTTCCTGCTACCTGGTCAGTATCAACTGCTCCATTTTGAATTATTATTCCATTTACAGAGTTGATTGCGATTTCGCTACTTCCTACTGAATTTCCTAATAATATAGTTCCGTTTACTGAGTTAGCAGCTATTGAAGCTGAAGTAACTGAGTTTGCAGATATCTCTGCATTATTAATTGTGTTTGCCCCTATTTGAATACTTCCTACAGAGTTAGAAGCTAGTTCTACTCCTGTAATACTATTTGCTGTAACTGTAAAAGCACCTACTGCGTCTGATGTAAGTTGGGCGGCTGTAATACTATTAGCTGTTATTGCTACTGTTCCGATTGAATTTGCTGATATCTCTGAACTACCAATAGCATTAGCTGTTATAGCTATACCGCCTATTGAATTTGCTGATATCTCTGAACTACCAATAGCATTAGCTGCTATAGCTATACCACCTATTGAATTAGCGGCTATTTCTGAAGTGCCTATAGCATTTGCAGTTATTGCTGCACTGCCGATTGAGTTTGCTGATATATGGGAAGAATCTATTTCTCCTGCTATTATATTTGCAGCCCCTATTGAATTTGCAGATATATGAGACTCATCTATAGCATCTGCTACAATAGCTGCAGCATTTATTGAGTTAGCTGATATTTGTACTCCTGTAATAGAATTTCCAGATATCTGTACACTTCCAATGGCGTTTGCTCCAACTTCCTCATCATTGTCTATTTTTACTTTATTTGTGAATGAAGTAATAGCAAAGGTTCCAGCATTATTAGCTACTTCTGCAAGTATCGCATCTGAAGAAGAATCTATTCTTAATGCTTGTCTAAATATATTTTTACCAGAGTATGCTCTTGAAGGTGCAGAACTTATGTTCATACTTGTATTACTTTCTATATAAGATACTGTAGAATAGAATCTTGTTGCTCCTGCAACATCTACTATAACTACATCTCCTGCTCTAAAATCTGTTGTGAACGCTGTACTCGTTCCTGTTATTGTACTAGACCCAGCTGTTAAAGTTATTGTTCCAGTTGCTTGTACTATATCATTGTTTGACTCTCCGAGTCTTTTCATAAATGTATATAGTATTTTATTACCATTAACATCTGCAGCATCTTCATCTGTGTGTAAATGTATTGCTTGTAATGGGTCTGATCTAGTATTTCCTCTGTCTAAGGCTCCATCATAGTCAAATAATAGATAACCAGTTTCTCCATTTGCTAAGTTGTTAAAACCTGCCTGTGTGGTAAAGTTAGTATTTGCACTTGCAAAGGCTAATCCATCTGCTCCATTTAATGGTTGGTACGAGTATGTGTTATTTGAAAAAGTTATAGTACCATTTGAAGTATTGATATTTTGAGTAGCAGTTAATAAACCACCTCTTACAATACTACCATTTAATCCTGCTGGTATAGTATCCGCAGAAAAAGGTGCTAGACTAGAGACATCGAAGTCTACTTTTGTTTGTATGTAAGAAGATGTTTGTCCACTTGTATTTCTTGTCTGAACTCTTAGTATATATTCATCTCCAACTACTACATTTCGTATAGTATAGGAAACTTGTTTGTCTACATCTATTTTTACAAATTCATCGTGATTTGGGTCGTGGGCTTCAGTCTGTGCATTATGTTGTATTCTATATCCTGCTAAGTGTTCGTATACATCAGTTAAACTATTACCATCACTATCTGTTCTAGTAGAAGTAGGATGAGTCCAAGATAATAAAATATCATAACCAGATACTCCTGCATCTAATGTTACATTGTCTCCACCACTAGGTACTATAGCCGCTGTTAGATTTTGAGGTACTGGTACTTCTTCTGTTCTTTTTGGTTTTCTTAATTCTGCTGGAAGTTCTGGTATTTCATATCCTCTATCTACTGCATTAAACTTTTCAATATTATACTCTGCAGCATTAATATTATAAGTCATCTCTCCACTATTTTCTTTTATTGAAGTAACAACATACTGTTTTATATTTCCAGTTACATCTACACCTTTATCTGTTTCTCCAGATATAGCATAGATAACTTCTCCATTTGGTACAGAACTAAATGCACTTGATACAGTTATTGAAGTTGAATTAAAAGAACTTACTGTTTGTTTTTCTATTCTAACATCTTCTGACCAGTGTAGTTGTACTAAAGCGCCTGCGTCATCTTTAACATTTCTTGCTTTATATTGGTCATCTATATCTCCACCAGCTTCATCAACTAATACTAAGTCTCCTTCTCTATAAACTACAGAATTAATTGTTGCTGTTTCTTGTGTTAAATATGCACCGCCACTAGGATATATTAAGTGTAGTTCATAATTATTATTTGAATCTAAAGTACTTGATAAGTCTCTATCTGTTTTTATTACTGTAGTAGTTGAGCTTGAAGATGTAGTAACTCTACCGCTTAATTGTGTGCCTGAATCATCTGCATCCTGAATATTAATAACATCTCCAGGTCTAAGAACTGCTCCAGCATTAATTCCTGTTGCAAAAGTTACAACTTCTCTTTCTAATCTTTCTGTAAATAAATGCCACTTACCATATCTATGTGCTTGTCCTTGTGATGTACAACCAAATGCTGTAACTGTTTTTCTAGTTATTCTTCCTGATTTTTGTATTTCATCTATGTCTTCTACAACTTCTGTTGCTTGTTTATAACTATCTTCTGGGTCATTCCATCCTACTCTTACTTGATTGTGTTTAAGTCTTCCTGCTGTACCGGAGTAAGCAAACTCGCCATCTACAACATTTCCTTTTGTGAATGTGTAAACAGCTCCTTTTTGAATATTAGAGCCTAAAGTGACTTCTCCATTATACCAGATAAGCATACTTCTAATAACTGTTGCAAATTGTTTTAAAGTTTTTAGTGCGTCTTGATTCTTTGCTATATAAGTGTTGCAAGTAAATCTTGGTTCACTTCCCCCTTTGCCATCTGGTACTAATTCATCACAGTATTTTGCAATTTGATACATAGTCCATTTGTCAATTTGTGAAAAAGTACCTTCAGGATCTAAATAGTTTCCTAATCCGTATCTTGGATTAGTAAGCATGTCCATAAATATCCATACTGGATTATCAGTAAATACTGGTTCGTAGTTTGCTTGGTCTGCTGTTTGTGTTAAATTGTTAAATTCTAGTTTGTCTCCTCTAAAATTACCATCCCAATCTACATATGCTCCTGTATCAGCTCCTGTAGTAACATTTCTTGTATAAGTTGCAACAGATCGTCTAACACCTGCTGCAGTATACTCAAATCTTGGGAAATAGTTAGTAGGTACTTTTACCTTCATTCCAAATATCTCATATCCTCTTTGTGGAATCTGAGTGAAGTCTTCTGCATCTACTACAACTCCTGCATATGCAGTATAAGGATATCTTAGCTTATCTGTAATAATATTTTCTATAGATTTTAATTGTGAACTATTAGTTTGTTGCCATGAATTTTCTTTTTGATTTATTGGTGAAAGTCTTTGAATTTTTATTCTGTAGGCATCATAAGGTTGGAATTCTTCTGTATTAATGAGGTAAGTATAACTAAACGCTTCTTTTGATTTGTCTGTTATAATTCCTGATTGAGAATCTTTAGTTCTAGTATTTTTATGATAGCTAGTTGTTGATGTTGCAATAGTTGGTCTGCCTACTACTAAGGCGTCTGTATAGGTACTGCCTCCGTCTCTTGAATAACCAAAATATATTCTATGTTCTGCAAAGCCAGGTCCTAATTTACCATTTTCTTTTTGTGAAATTAATCCTTGTGGAAACGCCATATTAAGTTTTACGGCATCTACTTCCCCAGGATTACCAACATTCATTTGTGCTGAAGTCTTGATTACTTCATTTGCGGTAGCATTGGTTGTTGGTTGGTCTAATCCAAAAGTACTATTTGTTGGATAACCAGTGCCTTGTACTTGATCTAAAGAAGCATTAATATTAGCAGCTGAAGAGGCACTTCCTATTCCTGCCGGAGTAGGTAAGTATGGCTGGTCTCTTTCTCCTGTTCTGAAAGCAAATCCAAAATTATTATAATTATATTGAGGAGTTTCATTTGATTCTTTTATTGGACTGGATAGTATAGCAATAGTATTTGCTGTATCAATACCTCCACCAACTGTTAAAGTTGCTCTATTGTTATCAGCATCATAACTTGCTACTTTGTCTACTAAGTCTAAATATAAACTTGTATTTGATTTTGTTTGTGCAGGTGCTAAGTCTACTCTTACTGCAGATGTATTTATAAATTCTGTAATTTTTGTAGCGAGCTGTGTTCCATTTGGTCCAGCTCCGTCTATTCTTAAATAGGCGGGAACTATGTGAGCTGTAGCATCATAAACATCTGAACTTGCAAATGTCATAATAGAAGTATCAGTTCTAATAATATTATTTCCTGCTATAGTGTCGCCTGCATTAATACCTTTTTTAGCTGCTCCTATTATTTGAATTTCTCTTGTGCCATCTGTAGTTAAAGAGTATTCAAAAATAGAAGGACTGTTATTGTCTACTACTATCTTAGTACTAGCGGTATATCCTGAATCTACTGACCTTTGTGGTGAAAAAGTGTTATTATTAGTTTCTCCTATTACAGGATTTTTATCGAGTCTTATACTTGCTGCTCCATTGACTAATCCTTCTATCGGGCCTTCTGATAGTGCATCATATATTATGGCTGTTTGAGCTGTTGATTTTCCTCTAGTTACGTATGCCATTATGCTATCACTCGCTTGCTAACCCAATCAATGTTTCCACCACCACCACCACCACTAGCTGTACCACCATATGATCCTGTGCCTGTGCTTCCTTCTGAAGGTTTTGATATAAATCTATACCCCATTTGATTTTTTATTCTACTTTGTGTAAATCCAAAATTAGTAACTGCTCCACCTACTTCCATTCTTCCATAACAGATTGGTACAGGTACTCCCATTTTTGTTGTATTAATTGGACCGTTAAATAATGAACTCTTTTCTTCTTTTAATTCATCGGGGTCATCCATCGTCATTTCTATTATTCCTTGTAATGCTAAACTCACACCAATTGACATCATTGCTGCTGCTATTTTTGCAGCTGTACCAGTATCTCCCATTGATAAACTTACAACGATAAGAATAATTCCTAAAATTATTTTGCCTATTCCTTTTTTAGAACCTTGAGGAATTGGAGTTATGATTATATCATCTTTACCTAAATTATGTCCAATATTATCATAGTCCATAAAGTCTTCGCCTTTTTGAACAGTAAACTGAATATCACTATCTGTACATTCTAATAGGTATCTTCTGACTCCTCCTTTCATACAGTCGAGCGCATGCATAGCCTCTTGGACTGTGTCGCAGTTAAGTCTATGAGTTTCTCCAAAGAGTTTTCCCATTCTTCCCATTAAGTGTATTGTTCTAGTCATAATTTGGTTCCAAAATATAGTGGTCTTTGTCGGGATACGATACGATTAAATATGGTATACCAACGGCGTTACAATTATCTATGTCATGTTGACTCGGTTTACAATCTTCATCGTAGTGACTATGGACTACAAATATTATTTTCGAATTGAGTTGATATGTAATGAAAGTTTTTGCGTCCATTTTAAACATATCTTTTTCTTCTGAAATATTTTCGAGAGGAATATAAATTTTATTATTATTTTCTTCTACAACAAGTCCACAACATTCTCTAGGTGCGCATTGTTCAGCATGATGAAATATAGAATCCATCACGAGAAGGCTCTTGCTCCTGGGAATCCTCCAAACGGAAGTTCTACGTTTGTATTTGTAGCGTTCTTTCCTGTACTTGTTGCTGTGCCCGAGCTGATTGGATTAAATCCAAATCTTTTTTTACATCCTGTAGTAGTCTTACTGCATCCATCCCCTCTTTCCCAATAAGGGCCATGTCCAGGAGCTTGATCATCACTTGGAGATCTTGCTTTCCATAATAGTGTTTTACCATTTGTAGATGAAGTAGCCACATTGTCTGTAAATTTTACATAACTGTTATCTCTATCGTCTAAAAAGCTAAAGTATTCTGTACCATGAGAATATGTTGAGTATACTCTAACTCTTTTAAAGTTAGAATTACTATCTGATGGTGTTCCTGGTGAGCTTGTAGATTTAACAGCTTGCCAATAGTCTGTCACAGTAACACTTGAAGTAGTACTGTTTGCATTAAATCTTGTAGTTGTTTTAGTAGTTTTGTAATAAGTATTTATAGTAATAGCACCACTAGAATATGTTGTGAAAGTAGTTGTACTTGGTACTACATACTCATCATCTTGATTTACATAAACTGTGTATTCTGTGCCATCTCCCCCTGTTTTTAATTTTCCTTCTAAGTGCCAATTACATCCGCTTTGTGCTTTCTTCCATTCAGGTAAGTGTTCACTTGCTCCTTGATACATGAAAGGACATCTCTCCGCTAAGACATTTCTTGCTGGTAGAGTCACTCCTTGTATATCAAATGGGGCAACTAGTTCAAAAGTTACTGAAGCTTTTGTTCTTGATTTAATTCTATCAATAACCCAAACAGATCTTGGAAACTCTATAGGAGGACTTGCATCTCCTGTTTCTCCATATAAATACTTTTTAAGAGTTAATCTTCTAATTACTCTTAAACCAATCATTTCATGATAATCTAAACCTACTGCATCACTTAATACGCTTAGAGCATTTGCTAGAGTTACTGTAGGGCGAGCTATTGCTCCATCATTTTTTAGTTCGAATCCATCTGCTTTTATAGGAATAGGAGTATAAGTACGAATAGTAGAGTTAGTAGTAAAGTCTCTCATTCTAAGAGAGGTAGATTCGTCATCATCTATTCCACTAGTAAAATATGCAAAGTTATCTTTTACAAATTCAAACTCATATAGTTGTACCAGCTCTGAGCCTGGGTCTAACTTCTGTATATCCTTTACTAATATTTTCTCAGCCATTATGCTTCGTAGACTCTCCTAAAAGTGCAACTTAAAGAATAATATTCTGCATACTCCCAAGTCTGTTGCCAGTCATCACAAACAACTTTTACTGTTTTTTCTCCACCACTTTCATTGCTATCTTCATAAGTATAGTTAAAAGCAGTTACTCCTCCTTTAAGTTCAAAAAAGTCTGCTATATCATCTATGTCTGCTTTTGTTCTTGTTGCAAAATTTATTGAAAATTCTTGTTGTAAATTATTTATACCATTAGCTATTCTTTGTTCATAGCCATCTCCAAATTGTGTTTTAAATATCTTCGGTGTATTCTTTCTAGTAAAACCTTTATCTGGTCTAAATGTTACACTTCCGTTGCTAAATCCTATTGCCATATTATCCGCTTAATAGCCCTCCAGGTCTTTGCTGTTTGCCTATTTCTTCTAGTACAGCCATGTTGATTGCTTGTGCAAATTGTTTTCCTGTTTCTTCATCACTAGTAGTATCTGAACTACCATCTGCCATGTTTACATTAATTGTTGTATTTACAGGTCCGCTATTTTT